GGTCATCAAGGTTACACTCATCACCAGCAGCATTTGGCCTTAGTGTTTCAGTAGACATTAGCTCCACCTCACTTCAAGGGGTACAGCCTCATCCAATTTATCACTAGCAGTAAAGAATTCATCAAGGGAAGTAAAGCCATTCTTTGCCAAGTCCGCTAATAGCTTCTCCAATAATGGAGTGTGCTTTTTGGGAATGTTTTTAGACCAACCCCCCTCATAGAGTTTGAGATGGTTAGCTCTATACTTCTCGACAGCCTCCCTGCCAGCCAGTATTTTCTTGTCAGGCATTTATTTCCCCTTCGTTTAGGCTAGAGTGAAAACACCACTTGCATGAGCGGCTACGGTCAAGGTATTTCCATCGGTAGCTGTAACATCAGCAGGTGTGCTATCAAGTAAGCAGTAGCAGAGTACGTTCCCACCTACTTCGTAGATAACTGCGAATCTGGCCACGATTGACCCGCCGCTTGCTGTCCATACGGGGTCGGTATCAATGTCTGCCTTAACCGTTGTAGTCCCTGTGAGTGCCAGTACAACGGCTATCCCGCCAGTGGTGTATCCGTTAGCATTAGCGTGCTCATTGGTCAAGCCAGCATAGGTCGTGCTCGCTGCTCCGATATTCGAGGTACTCAGGAATAGGGCCATCTTCCAAGTATCAGTGTCGATATCGAAAGTACCATCCAGTAGTTTTGTCCGCCCTTCATTCGTCATAGTCCATGCGCCGGCAGCTCCGTACTGCGATATCAGGAATTCGGCCAGCTTAGGCGGTAGCAGTTTAGCCCACTCTGGAAAGATTGAAAGACCGAGCTTGGCTAATCGGCTTCTGGTATCCTCTGTGAACTGTGGCTTGAATATTACTGTCTGATTCATTGTCTTTGACCTCCCTAAATTTATTTTATGTTAATCCTAGCGATACATTGCTGCCCTTGTCGGTCAATAGTGCCTCTTTTATCCAGCTAATTACCTGCTGCTCTGTACCGAGTAAAGCCTGCGGATATATGTTGATTACGGTTCCCATGCCTCTGCCCATCTTACTCAATGGCATTACGGCCTCCGGGCCTTTCTCACCTATCATGCCGATGGTCGGCCTGGTAACAATGGCCCCCTCGCCGAACTTGGGTATAGCGATAGTCTTAATATTGATGCCAAAGGTTCCGCCGCCTAACCATGATGGCATTGTGAAACTAACCTTATTAAGAGCCATTATGAGCTTGTTTATTCCATTGATAATAGCAACGACTACGTTCTGAAAGGCAGTCTTTATGCCTTCCCATATCGCCTTAAAAGCCGCACCGACCTTGTCCCAATTCTTTACGAGTAATACGCCGACTGCGATTAGAGCGATAACGGCGGCAATTATCAGGCCAACCGGGCCAGTTAAAACGGCAAAGGCTGCACCCAATATCGGTAACAATGAGATTATACCCGGTAGAAATATCAGCAGCGGGCCGAGCACTAACAACAAGCCACCGACCGCCGCCACAATCAAGACAATAGTCTTAGTCAATCCAGGGTTCTCTTTCATCCAGACAGATATACCTGCTACGGCATCCCTCATTTTCTCGATAAACGGCAATAATGCAGGGACCAGATTATCAGCAATCGCAAACTTTAATTTATCCGTTGTACCTTTGAGCTGGCCCATTGTATCGGTGAATTTAGCCGCCGCTTCCGCCGCTTCCTTGTCGAAGATAGGAGCGAACCTCTCAGCCTCATCCATCATGGCCTTTAGCCCCTCAGTTCCCTCTGACAACATAGGTAATAGCTCAGTACCGGCCTTGCCGAATATACGCTGAGCCAAAGCCGACCGCTTGAGCGGGTCTTCAATCGCCGATATCGCTCCAGCCAGTTTCATGAATGAGTCTTCCGGACTTAATCCTTCAAACTCTTCGACGGTCATGTTTAGATTAGCCAGGGCGTCAACACTGGTTGAAAGTCCCTCTTTGGCGTCGTATAGTGTCGCCGCCATTCTCTTCGCCGCTTTCTCGATATCTTCCAGGCCGGCTCCGCCTATTGCCGCCGCATACTTCAGCCGGGATAGTGCATCGGTCGCAAATCCGGTACGCAGGCCCATCTTGTGTACTTCGTCGCCTGCTTTGGCGTAATCAATAACACTCTTTGCCATGACGCCGGTTATAACGGCGCCCATCGCAGTCGCGGCCATGCCGACCTTTTTGAGAGCCGGGCCGAGCTTATCGAGTTTGCCCTGCATCCCTTTCATATCGGCGTCTACTGAAACGAACAGTTTAGCTATTTCAGCCATCGAGGGCCTCCCGTTTTATCTTCGCCACTATAGCTTTTAATTCTTCTTGACTGAGGTCTGGTTGTGGTTCCGGCTTGAATATGTCTTTACCGCCGGACGCTTTATGTATTCGACGTATGTCATCGAGCGTAACGCTTGAGCCTTTGCCGTTAGGCTTCCCACCAGGAACAAAGTCATCTGGCTTAAAATTCCGCTTCTTGAACGGGGCATTGCCTATCATAGTGCAGATAAGCCCGGCCCGGTAGTAGCTTCGCCGTTCTGATTCGTTATGCCTTTTCGCCAAGGCATCGAATTGGGCCATGGTTAAATGCCAGAAGACCTTGCTCGAAAGCCGGAGGTTATAGCAACCGAATGACCAGAGTTCTAACCAGTTTGGGACTTCTGAACTAAAGGGGCGGCATCTTCTTTGCCCCCCTCCGGCATGGCGGCACCCCAAGCGGCAATAAGCTTTTCAGCTACCTCCGCCATGTTATCAGAGCGGAGCCAACTGCCAACCTGCTTTAATGTCAGCGTGTCATCCTCATGGATTAGACAAGCCCATAGAAGCGCCCTTAAATCTTTAGGGCTCATACTCGTTGCCAGCTTCTTTGCGACTTTGTCTTCGAATAGGTTATCCCCGGTTGCTTCCTCAAAGGCCACCATAGCGTTTAGGTCGAGCAACAGATGCCTTTCCTTATCCAAGACAATAGATACGGCTGGGTTAGCTTTATTGACCATCTTATTCTCCTTCATACGAAGACGGGGAGCTTAACGCCCCCCGCCTGATTACTTGCTTACTGTCCAGCTTACGGCCTCTGGATATAGATGGTATATCGCTTGGTTACCTTGCCGGTATCGGTATAGTCAATAGTTAAAGTGGTTACCGTATCAGCGGCGCCGACTGTTATCTGTTCTGACTGAACCGTCGTCGCCAGGACGTGAGCAACACCCAACGCCGTCGCTATTATGGTCGCCGCCGTTGCGTGGGTTGTGGTTACCTTTACCCACCCGCTGGCGTTGGCTATAGTCAGTGTGTAGATATAGGTTCCCGCCGCATATGCAGGTATCGGCGTCTTTGCTCCTACCGAATCCACAAACGACAAAGCCGAAGAGTTGGCCGACGCCGTTACCGCCAGGACTGGCTTGCCTGTAATTTTGAACGTGGCCGAAAAACCAATCTCGGCGTCGTGCGGATGAGTCAAATCGAACGATGTGCAGATGGCATCCGCCGTCCAGGTGTACGCCTCTGATGTAGGGCCGGTGATAATAATCTCTTTTGTACTGCCGGCCTGGTAATCAGTATGCAATGCTATCTGGCCAGTGGTATCGCCCGAGTAGAAACTGCCCTCTATTGATACCTCTCCGCCATCCCTAAGACCTGCGACGAATTCCCGGAAAGCATCCGCCGAATCGTGGTGAGTCAGGTCAATGGTATCGACCGAGCCGGATATATCGCCTGCCGACCTCAATGCCGCGATGTCAACCCCATCCCAATTAAACGTTGCTCCGTATGCACTACTTCCTTTTATTGCCATGTTACTAACCTCCAGATGTTATTTTTATTCTTGACAGCCTTATCTTCGCACCCATTCGACTTCAGATAAGACAAGGACTTTCATGTTAAAAGTTATATTATAATGCCAGATATTCTCCGCTGATTCCGGTATCGGTATAGCACTCTGGAGCCATAGCCATGCGCCGTCATGCTCATCAGTAGCGGCATAATATAGTTCGTCAATAAGAGTAACGAGCTGGCTTCTAATAGCCAGAATCTCATCGGCATTTTCAGAGTCAGACCAAATATCAATCAAGTATTGGCCCTCAGTTTCCGGTGACCATGTTGGCTGTGTGAATCTTATCAAGTGAACCAGATACGGGAATATGGCGTCGGGTTTTGCCATCGTATAGTATAACCTCACCGTCCCGCCCATCGCGGCCTTGAGCGTAGCATCGTCGGTCAATGTAGTGTATAGCTGAGTTATGAGTTTTTTATTCAAGTCCACTATATCCACCTCCGACTAAATATGGCCTTAATCTTATCTCTGGCATTATCTGCTGCAACGTTAAGCCATGGTCTAGCCTCCATATTCTTAGTGCCATATTGCAGCATTATTCCAACATCCTGGTCTGTTCCTACTTTGCCTATCCCACCATCTACCCATCCCTTGATTGATTGCACTAATTGACTGGTATCCCTAGCAGGTGGCTTGCCTTCTGCTGAGGCTTGATGGGGCTTCCAACGCTTCTTACCTATTCTGAGTCGCCCTTGGTTATCCGTAAAGAAGTAATGAGTATAAATCCGCCCTCCACCCTTTTGACTTAGAGTGCGGATTGTTTCATTCCTGAGTTCGTTAACTGCCTCAAGCATCCTCTCCTTAGCAACGTTTCCCAGTTTACGCTCAACCTCTTTATTGATTGTGATTAAAGTCCGAACCCCTGTTGCCATAACTAATCTTCCTTAACCATAATCACGGTTGTGTTACCTAGCTCCTGGGGCGGTTCAACTGGTTCTAATATCTTATCCCCCCAGAGGAAGCGGTAATCGCCCAGGTTAAGGCTCACAGAGCCGTTCAGCACTACCCTGTGCGTTACATAGCTCTGCATCTGCTGATAGACAGCACGAGCCTTGGCATCTAAAGGGATAACCATGGCATATCTGGTCTGCAAGGGTTTCCAAACTTCAGTCATACCTGTCGCCCCAAGCGTGGAGGATTTAACCTGAATTCTCACTCTGTCTTTGTAAATATTTAGCATAGTAAATTAGTCCTGTAGGGGCTGAGTAAAATAAGAGCCTGACTTGGTATGTCATAAGCAACTGAGCCAATACCGGTAATGCTTTCGCTCTTTAGAAGGTCAACTCGGTTCTCAAAAAGGTAAGCCACTATCAAAAGAACAGCCCTCACCACATCAGGAACCAAAGCCTGAGTAGCCGCCCTACTTGCAGCATAGCCAGCCGTATAGATGACCTTGTATTGCCTGCCGGAAGTCCAGCCCCCCGAGGTCAATTCACCTACCGGAAGCCTAACGCTGTATTCGCTTATCGCTTTGATTGTGTGGGTATATGTTGCTGTTATCTCGGCACCATCAGCCGGAGCTGCAACAAAGGTTATCGTAGTACCACTCAGGGTATAATCAGTCGTTACCGTCTGGGCTACAGCGTCTACATATAGATTCAAGCTGCTGGCCGTTGGTGTTTCGCTCAGTGTAAAAACTACTTTTGAGCCGTTGCCTGTCCCGACTGATTCGCTGACTTCCCTAACTACTGAAGTAACCGAAACCACCGGCTGATAGAATAATCTCATGTCTTTATAACCATTACCAAGATGATACTCTGTGATCGACCGCTGAATGAAAGCTCGGCCTGTTTCATACTCCGTCTTCTTGGTAGCCGCCTCGATAATTCCCTCTATCAATAGATCATCGTAACTCTCGAATGTATCATCACCGGCTGTATAATCATAGTTGGCCGTGATACCCTTGTTGAGGACCGGAGCCGTTACGAATGTTATTGTAGCTGT